TGTGGTACTTAAATAGTTTTATGATCTGGTACGGCGTTTTGTGCCATGCCTCTGCCTCTGTAAAGCGCAGCATGGTTACTGCTATATAAAGCAGGCGCGCCGTGTCTAATTCTGCGGCGCGCTCGCTAAGTTTCCCTCGTCGTCCTCGTCGCCGTCCTCGTCTGTCTCGTCGTCCTCGGTCTTTTCTCCACCGCCTGCGCCGTAAGCAAACGACGCATAAATAGCGTTTTGCACGTCCGTAAGGTTTCCTACATGGATTAGCTTACCTACCTGCTGCTCTGTTACCTCTGCCTCTCCCTCGCTCATGCCCTCGTTAATAAGCAAAGTAAACAGCCACTTAAGGTCTTTAACCATGTTAGGGTTGTCTGTATTAAAAATCTCGTCCAGTTTGTCATACCCGCCAAAGCGATCTTGTACCGCGTCTAAGGCGTTCAAGTCAAAAAGTAAATGATATGTTTTCCCGTTTAGCTCAATAGGGTATCTGCCGTCTTTAATTGCGCTCATTGTATCTTATCCTCTTTTCTTTCAAATAAGGGCGCAGCGCCTCTGGCTGCGCCCGTTGTCTTACGTGCTCGTGATCTCGTCAGCTGTTTAAGGGTTGCTTGTACCGCTGCCACTTGTACCGCTACCGCTTGTGCCGCTTGTAGAGCTTGCAGGGCTGTAAGTCTTAACAGCAGAAAACCAGCCAGCTGCTACAGTGTCTGTAGGCTCTGCTACGTAGTCTGCTTTCCACTTACCAGTACCTACGGTCTTGTAAATAGTGCCCTTAATCTCTGGTGTCTGGAAGTTGATACTTTCGCCCTTAGTCTCGTAGCTCTCGTCTGGTGCAGCAAACTGTACACGCTGTAACCATACATACTTGTACTTGCCGCCAGTCTTTTTGGCTCTAAAGCCTACTGCTACGTAAGGTGCCTCGTCGTCGCCTGCCCATACTACGCCGTTTTCGTCTACGATCTGCCCCAAAAGCTCTGCTACTACCTCTGGTGCAAGCTCCTTAATGCCTAATGTAAGGTCGCCGCTTACAAACTCCTTAACGCTTTCGCTAAGCGCGTCGTCTGCAAAAAGCTTAGCCTCTGCTGTCTTAACAGCAAGGTTAGCTTTCATAGCCTCTGCCATTTTCTTAGGCGTTCCGTAGGTTTCTACGCCGTTTGTCATAGTGATAACTGCGTAGTAAAGGTCTTTAAGTCCTAAAGTCATTGTTTTATACCTCGCTTTCTATCAGTTCCTCAATGGTTAAGGGTATAAACGTGTAGCCCGTTTCCTCGTCCAGCTGCTCTGCGTCGATAGAGTTTACGTAATACCCTGCTGCCTTTAATGCTGTCTTTAGTGCCGTAAGCGTTGCCTCGTAGTCGCCTTTACTAAAAAGCGTTACGCGCCATATGCGTTGCGTGCTCTTTTCCTCGTCGTCTGCGGATAAAGCCGCCTGCTCTAACACGCGCATAAAGGTGCAGTACTGGCGTGGCTTACTCTTTGCCGTGTATATGTTCCTTTCGGCTGGTACTACGCTTGTAAGCGTTTCTAAAAGTGTTGCCATGCGATCTGCTGCCCCTTTCCTACCCTAACGTCTTGTCTACGTACCTGCTCCATATTTCCTGCGCCTTTTCGTAGCCTTTCTGCTCCGCTTTCGCGTTGCCTTGCGTAAACCACGGGCGCGCTGGTATAGAGCTTGTGCCGTATTCAAAGATAAAGCCGATAGTGGCATATCTTACGTTACCTCGTCTGCTTTTGCCCTTTCTTTTGTTGCTGCCGCCGCCGTACTCTGCTGGGTGGTCTGCTTTTCCCTCTGGGCATATGTCACATACAAGCGCTGTGCCGTCTCTGCGTATGGTACTGGCTTTTATGCTATTCATAAAACCGCCTGTTTTACGTATGCCGTAGCCGCCTGCTGCCGCTTTGTGCTCTTGTACGTAAATTTCTGCGGTTGCTGTAAGCATTTCCTGTACCGCTGCCTCTGCGCCCTCTTCATGCCTCATAAAAGCGCTGCTTAGTTCGTCCATGCCCTCTACGTTAAACTCTGCCACTTTTACCCCTCGCTTTCTGCGGTGTTATGCGGCTGCTGCCGCAGGTCGCTAAGTGTAAGCTCTATGGTGTCGTCGTTTAGCTCGTAGGTCTTAAGTATCTGGTAACGCTTGCCCATAAACTCTGCAAGTTGCTGCCCGCTGTAGTCTACGGTGTGTACGTCTACCTTAAAGTCTACTTGTATACCCGCCTGCTGGCTCTTAAAAAACTCTTGATAGCCTACGGGCTTTTTATTGCAGTATACGGTTGTCTCTGTCTCTACCAGCTCGTTAGGAAAGCCGTTAGCGTCCAGTCTCTCTGCTGGCTCGGTCTGCGCTATAAGCGTTATCTCGTCTGCCCAGATAGCCATATTATTCGCCTGCCCCAGCGTCTTGGGTGTCCGTTTCGGATACTCGCCCGCCGTTGTAGTCCATATCTAAGCATAGGCTCATTTTTTGCAGGTCGTAGCTCTGGCGGTATTGCTCTCCTTTGCCATTAAAGTTAAACTCTGCCCTACAAAATAACGTAATAGCCCTAACTATAAGCGCGTCCGTTTCGTCTATCGTTTCTACGCCTGTGGCTGCAAGGTCAGCCTTGCACGCCTCTATTACGTCGTTAATTTCGCCTGTGATAGCCTCGCCAGTATTTGCAATGCGCAGCGCCGCGCGCATTTTTTCGGTTAATACAGTCGCCATGCTGCGCCCCTTTCTGTTACTTTGCCAGCTTTAAGCTCTTAAGCAGTTCTGCGCGTTCCTCTGATACCTTAAGCTGGTCGCCTACGTGCACTACGCTGTTAAGCGCGTTGTCGTAATAATCCCAGCAGCAAGTTACCAGTACATTGCCGCCAGCCTCTAAAGCGGGCTTAGCTGTCTGCTTTGCCTCTACCTTTTCCGCTGCCTCTGCTGCCGCCTTGCTAAGTTCCTCGTGATCTGCTGCCGCCTCGTCCGCTGCTTTCGCTGCGTCCTCTGCCTCTGCCTCTGCAATAGCCGCCTTGTCCTCTTCCGTAAGCTCTGCCTCGTCCTGTACTTCTACCTCTGCGGCTGCAATACGCTTTACAAGGTCTGCCTTGCGCCCCTCGGTGCTTAGCTGCATTTCTGCTGCAAGCTCTACCAGCTGCTCTTTAGTCATGTTGTTAAGCTGCTCTTTGTCTAAGTGCCCTGTCATATCTTGCCCTCTCTTTCTGGTTAAGGCGGGTAGCTATTTAAGCTGCCCGCCGCTCCCGTCTCATGCTTACGCGCTTGCGATCTTCTTAAGCACTACAAGGCTGTTAATGTCTACCGCCTTGCCGTCAACAAGCATAACGCCCTTTGTGATCTGGTCGTCTGTGTCGTTGTCCTCGTACTTCTTAACGCCCATAGTGTAGTTGGTGTTAAGTACGTAGTCCTTGAAGTTGAAGAGGAAAGCAAAGTAAGGGCTGTCTGTGCTGCCTGCTGCTGTAGAGATAGCCGCAAAGCTCGGCATATGCTCTGTACATACTACAGGTCTGCCCAAAAGCACGCGCTCTGGCTTTCCGTTAAGTCCGTAGTTGATACGTGCAATAGGCTGCTTGTTATCGTCTACCATACCGATATAGCCCATAAAGGTCTTTTTGCTCATGCACCATACAGCGCCGCCCTCGTATGCCTCTGGTAAAGCGCCCTCTGCTGCGCAAAGGTCTGCGTATTTCTGGTTTGTAGTTTCTACTACCTGCCCAGCTGTTGCGGCTGCTGTAATGTTTGCTGCTACAAGCACGCCAGTAGGCTGCCCGCTGCCAGTACCGTTAATAATTGCCGCGTCAAGTGCCTTAGTCATAGCCTCAACGATATTAGCAATAAGCAGGCTCTCAAAGGCTGCGATACTCATAGTATCAACCTCTAAGGAAACTGCTACAGCGCAGCGCAGCTTATGGTAGGCAAAAGTAACGCTGCCTACAGTCTTTTTCTGCTTGTCGCTGCCTGCTCCCTCTGCTACCCATGTAGCTACAGGCTTAACACCGCTCTTAGGGATAGTTACGCCGCCCTTGTAAGCAGTTCTGGTAACAAGTGCAAGGATATTGCCCGCTGTTTCCAGTTTCTCAATGATCTGGTTAAGCACGGTAGTAGGGATAACTGCGCCCACGTCTGTAGTTTTTGTAAGTGCGTTACCGCGGTACTCTACGGGCATTTCTACACCACGGGTTACGTAGTCCATAAATGCCTTACGGTACTGCATAGTGCCGTACTTATCCTCTGCTGCTGCTCTCTGCTCTGCGTTCTGGCTGCCGTCCATAGCTCCAAAGCTGCGCAGTACGGTAGGTGCGTTGCCGTTGTTGTCTGCCTTGCCCTCTGCAAGTCTTGTAAGCAGGTTGTTACGCTGCTCTGCTGCTGCGTCGATAGCTGCGCGCTCTTCCTGCAAAGCGGTCACCTCTTCCTCTAACGCTTTGATCTCGTCGGCGTTCATTTCTGCGCCGCGTGTTTCAAGTTCTGCCTTGATTGCAGCAAGTCGCTGCTCAATTTCTTTACGTCTGTTCATGGTCTTTTTACCTCTCTTTTTATTTGATCCGGTTTAAATGCCTACTCTAATCTTTAGTGCTGCCACGCGTCTTGCCAGCCTCTCCTGCTGTTCTGCCTCGTAACTCCTACGGGCATAGTTACGCGCTGCTATTTCAGTATCGCCGTTAGCTGGTATGCTTACTGCGGATACGTCATATACTTTTTTAATCTTAAGTATTGTGCGGGTGTGTGTTTCCCTGTCGTAGCTGTCCTCTGATACGACAAAAGCCCAGCTCATTTTATTTATCATGCCTGCGGCTATGTCCTCATACAGTCCGCGTGCAAGCTCTGTTTTATCTAAGTCTGCCGCGATAAGTAAGCCGTGGTCGTCTGGGATTAAAAGCAGTGTTTTGTTGCTCTGGCGTGCAAATACTCTGCCCTCATGGTCATACTGCATAATTACGTCGCTCATGTCTGCCCCGTCTAATGCGTGGCGGTCTATCTGCTCGTAATACTTTGTGCCGTCCTCAAACTCCCACAATACGTATGGCTGGTTAAAGGTTGTAGCGTAGCCCTCTACGTACTTGTCTGTCTGTATGCGTTTGGCTGCGTCCGCTACGCTAAGCGGTGCTGCCAGCGCTCTGTATTCTCTCTCTTTTACTACTGGCATTACTCTGTACCGTCCTTTCCTGCCGTTTCCTCTACGCCTGCTGCCTCGCCGCCCTCGGTGTCGTCCTTTGGCTCTGTAGGCTCTGGCTGCTGCACTGGTGCTGCTGCCGCAGGCGGTAAAGTAATTACCTTTGGCTGCTCTCCCAGCTTTTCTACCTCGGTGTATTCCTTACGTATGTAGTACTGGTCGCCGTTTTCTACGTGCGCCATGTTCCATATATCCATAACGCCGTTACGGTTAAGTAGTCCTCTGTCGAATAGCTGCGTGCTTACCTGCAATTTAGTTGCATTGCTGGCATATTGCAGGCGGTTTGCACTAAAAGTTATCATGTTGCCGTGTGCGATCTCGCGCGGGCTGTATGTCATGTTTGACATAACAAGCGATAGCTGCAAAGCAAACGGCTCTATTTTGCCCTCGTAGTAAGCGTTCCACGTTTCCTCGTTAAACTTGTTTTGCAAAATATCCATATTTGTGCCAAAGTGCGTGCAAACGCTTTGCTGTATCTGCTCCATTTGCAGTGCGTTTGGCGTGTATGGCTTACTGTCTACCTGCTTAAGCTCGCTAAACTTGCTATCGTAAATAATCATGCCGCTTTTGTTGTCAGCACTTAAGTTGTCCTCTGTAAAGCGCTCGCGCTCTTTCTTTATGTCCTCTGGCTTAAGCATATTTGCCACTTTAGCCATAAAGCGTATGTTTGCGCTGTTCTTAACGGCGTTTATAATGCCCTCATTGCCCGTATGTATCAGCTGCATAGTGGGCTGCATGGTGCTGTTGTCCTCTCCAAAAAGGTCGTTACGGTACTGGTGGCTCGTCAGCACTCCCACGCGCTCAAACTCAATAGCTGCTCGCTCGCCGTTCGCAAAGGTGTAACGCAGGTATACTACGCCCTCGTACTCTATAACCTCGCACATAGCTGGGCGTATCGGATACCAGCCGCAAAGGTCGCCGTATGCGTCCTCTATCGGCACTATAAAGGCTGTGTGCTCGCACTCTAAGATAGTTGCCAGTCTTGCTATAAACTTTGTGGTATCCATAAAGCTGTTAGGCTTAAACTGTAGCGTGCGCTCTAATGTCTTAAGGGCGCTGCCGCTTATCTCTGGCTTAAGTTTGCTGCAATGCGTAGCAAAGCTGTTAATAGCCGTGCGGGTTAAGTCCATTTCATATACGCCGCCGTCGTAAGTCGTAAATACTGGGCTGTAGCCGTCCAGCAGCTTAAAATACTGCCCTATGATCTTGCGCTCTCTGGCGTGAAAAATGTAATCAAAAAGCCCCATTTGTTACTATCCTTTCGTTAGGCTGCGTTTTTAAGCAGCTCGCCGTACTCGTTGTAGTATTTCTGTCTCACGGTCATAGCGTCTATAACTGATACAAAGCCGTCTATATGTGCCCGCTGCTCAATTTTTATAGGTCTAAATTTCCGTGTTTCCAGATTTTGCTTAAGCGCCACGTTTAAGAAGTGGCTCTTTAGCAGGTTGTTGCTTGCTATCTTAAAGTCGCCGTCTTTTATAATGCTCTCAAACTCTCGTATAACTGGCGTTAAGTTCTCGCCCTGCCATACGTCGTCTGTGTG